AGCAGCGAACCCGTTGTTCCAGAATCGGTCAGATGCAGTTCTCTGACCCGCGACGGGGCGCCCTGCAAGGGGCGTCCCGTCGGGGACGGAGACTTGTGCGTTTTCCATAGGGAGTAGCCGTGGACATTTCGACCATGCGGTCGTATGTCCGCTCGGTGGTTGACATCGATACGTCGGACATTTCCGACGATGTGATGAACCGCTTCCTGGGCGAAGCCTACGATGTGATCGTCTACTCGGAGAAACGGTGGCCGTTCTTTGAGGTTGCGACCACGTTCGACACGGTGGCCGATCAGAAGGACTACACGCTCGCCGTTGTGGGCGCCAGTGTCACCAACGGGTTGCGTGAAATAGCTGCCATTAGGACCGACAACCACGTTCTCGAATACATCGGCCGCGACGACGGCGATGTGATCTACCCGTTGGATTCCAACACCACTGGCAAGCCGTGGTACTGGTCTTTTTGGGCTGATTCGGTGCGTCTGTATCCGACACCGTCGTCGGCCGACACCATTTATGTCCGCGGGTACGAAGATCCTGCTGCTTTCGGCGCAGGGTCTTCAGATAGTACGGAACCGTCGGACCTGCCGACACCGTTCCACATGGTTCTCGCTACTTACGGGATTGCCCGTTCCTACGAGCAGCAGGAAGACCCGACAATGTCTGCTCAATACTTTTCTCTCTTCAACCAGGAGTTGGACAACCTGCGTGCCCGCTACGAGGACATGCCGGCCGCTCAACCGGTCAGGTTGAATAGTCGCAGCGTGTCACGGTGGATGTCTCAGTCGTACCTGCCTAACCGGTTGCGTTATTCGTGGGAGAGCTAGGTGGCTTCTACCACTTGGAAACTTGAGGCACTTGAGTCGTTCACGGGTGGCCTGAACCTCCGCACCGACCAGTTCAACCTGGCGGAAAACGAATCCCCCGACCTGCTCAACGTCCTCGTTGACCCGCGTGGCGGCATCCGTCAACGCGACGGTGTCGACCGGCTCAACACCACAGCGTTGAGCGCCGACATTCAAGGCATCTGGGCGTTGCACACCGATGGTGGCACCAATCAGATAATGGTCAACTACGGCACGAAGGTCGCCTATGCGACGACGGGCAACTTCACCGACCTGACTGGTATCACGGCCCGCACCGACGGCAACCGTGTGTACGGGGTGACGATGAACAACGTCGCCTACGGTGTGTCCTACGACGAGGTGTGTTTCAGGTGGAACGGCTCCACGGCAGCCGACCTGGGGGTTACGTTCGGGTCGGGTGGCAACATGCCGCAGGCACAGTACATAACGGCGTGGAACAACCATGCGTGGGTTGCCAACACCTACGAATCGGCGACAGCTCACAAATATCGGCTGCGCTGGTCGAACGCCAACGATCCTGAAACGTGGACGGCTGCCGACTATGTTGACATCGACAAGGGCGACCACGGCGACTACATCACGGGCCTGTGCCCCATGGGGGACCGTTTGCTGGTGTTCAAGTCCAACAGCGTGTACGCGGTGTTTGGTTTCGATTCCGACTCGTTCCAGGTGGTGACCCTCAGCAACGATGTCGGGTCGGTTCCGTTGTCGTCACCAGTGGCGACCCCCTACGGGGCGTTCTTCTGGTACGCCGACCGTGGCGTGTACCTGTACAACCGTGAGGGTTTTGTATGGATTTTCGACAAGTTGTCGCCCGCTGTTGCCGACGGTCGCGTCACGTTTGGTTCGAACCCGCAGTTGGCGTGGGGAAACAACAAACTTTATGTAACCGTCGACTGGACAGAGAGCGGGTCCACCAGTCGCCGCACTTTGATTTACGATCCGACGATTGCCGGCGGGGCGTGGATCACCACCAACATTGATGCCGCCGCGGTGCATGCCTACAAGCCGCCGAATGCGTCGTCAACCGTGTACGGGGCGTGTGTCGCCAACACGGGTGTTCTCATCGACATGGAAGACGAACAGAAACGTGACACGGATCGGTATGACACATCCACCGAAACCCACATTTCGTCATATTTCGTGACACGGTGGGTGTCGGGCAAGAATCCGATTGTGAAGAAACGGTGGGGGCGACCCAGGATGGTCACTTCAGCTGAGGCGTCCGTCCAGTTGCCCGTGTCTGTTTTCAAGGACTACGACAAGTCGGCTGCCACGGGGAGCTTCGAGGTGTCGATAACGGGAAAAACGTCGGAATCGAAATGGGGCACCGCTAAATGGGACGACGCCGATTCGTCGTCACCATACTATGCAACGTGGGATGCCATTTCCCGTGATCTCACCGCAGCAGTCAAAAACCTTCCCACCCTTGGGACAGCGAAGAGTATAAGTGTGAAGGTCAGCGGCCCGACAACCAACGACCATTGGGAGATGAACGCCTTGGCGTTCGCCTACACACCAAGGAGACTCAGATAAAATGGCGACACTAGCCGTTACAAACACGTTCTCAGCGGGGACGACCATTGTCGCTTCCGAAATGAACACCAACTTCGACGACATCGAAGCGTTCGTCAACACCACCCCAGGGGTGGTGCAGGNCGACATTGTGGACGCCAAGGGCGACATCGTCGCGGCCTCCGCCGCTGACACCGTGAGCCGCCTGGCTGTGGGCACCGACACCTATGTGTTGACTGCCGATTCGGGTGAAGCNACGGGTCTGAAGTGGGCAGCTCCCACAACTGGGGATGTGACCGGCGTCGCTGCCGGCACGAACATCGATGTTACGTCGGCTTCGGGGCCTGTTCCTTCGGTTGCTCTGGTAATCGACGCTGAGGTGGCCTGTGCAGACCAGGTGGTCAGCCGCGCCCAGATGAAGGACTACGCCGAAACGGTCAACGCCATCGGGTCAAAGTCTGCTGCGTTCAACATCGACTTCGAGGACGGCAACGTTCAGACGGTCACCATCTCTTCAGGCACGTTCAACATCGGCCTCACCAACTCGTTGGCTTCGCACTCCAACTCGGTCACGATTCTGGGAACCAACCTCGGAGCGGGGACGCCTTCGTTCGTCGCTGGGGCGCANGGCGGCGGCGGCAATGCTGTGGTGTGGGCGGGCGGTACTGCGCCGACGTACACGGCTTCGGGNACTGACGTTCTGTGCTTCACGACGTTCGACGGTGGCACAACCTTCTACGGCTTTGCCGCTGGCCTGGACTTCTCGTAATGCCTCTTGGTGCGGCTAAGGCCGCAATGTTTGGTGCCGCTGGTAGTGCTGTTCCGCTTCTTATCGCTACGGGCGGGATTATCACCCAGTATGTTGATTCTGGGACGACGTATCGGGTTCATGCGTTTCGTGGTTCAGGCAAGTTTGTTGTGGCTTCTGGTGCGGCTGATGTGGACTATCTGATCGTCGCAGGCGGCGGTTCTGGTGGGAAGAATCTCGGAGGCGGGGGCGGCGCGGGCGGCGTCACAACTGGCACAGGCGTTGCCGTTTCTGCGGGCACTTATACGATCACCGTTGGAACTGGTGGCGCTGTCCCCGGTTCCAACGGGGTGGGTGGAAGTGGTGGCGACAGTTCTGCTTTGGGGGTAACTGCTTCTGACGGTGGCGGTGGCGGTGGAGGTGGCGGCGTTGCGGCAACCGACGGCGGTTCTGGTGGCGGCGGTGGATCGACAGGCACCAAAACGGGTGGTTCCTCTGCCGTGGCGGGACAGGGTAACGACGGTGGTGATGGCTACCAAAGCGGGTCGGTTTACATTTCAGCAGGTGGTGGCGGCAAGGGGGCTGCTGGTACGAACGCTTCAGGGACCGCAGCGACCGCTGGTGGTGCGGGGGCCACGGGGTACGGCATCACGGCAACTACTCCGACCTACGCAGGAGGTGGTGGCGGTGGCGGCATGGGAATCAGCACGGCGGCTACTGCGGGGGCAGGCGGTTCGGGCGGTGGTGGCACAGGCGGCAACGACACGGCTGGTTATTCGGGAACACCCGTTTCCTACGCCGTAGGAGGCGTTCCCAATACGGGTTCTGGTGGAGGCGGGGGCGGTTGGGATCAGTCCTCTCCCAACAGTTCAGATGGCGGTGACGGGTCCACGGGCATTGTGATTATCCGATACGAGGTGGCTGCCTAATGGCTCTTCCCGCATATATCGACGCCACGACGGGTGTTCTCACTGACGGTGAGGCATGGGTCGCTTTGGCGTCTACGACGCTTGGAGCGGACACGGCGTCCGTCACGTTCACTTCAACGGATGACGGTCAGGTCGGTGACTGGTCGCAATACATGGATCTCGTCGTGATCCTGTATTGGCGAAGCGCATATGCCCATGCGATGCGTACAGGGTTGCTACAACTCAACGGGGATACGACTACTGCCAACTACCACATGCAAGCCTTGTACGGCGACGGGTCGAGCGTATCGGCCGTGTATTGGAACGAGAATGGCCTCGCCTACTCGGGGTTGATTGCTGATTCTGCGACGGCAAATGCTTTCTCTGCGATGGTGACAACTTTCTTAGATGTGAACTCTGGCAAATACAAGTCCTTCATGGTTCAGAATGCTAGTGATTATGACGGTGCTGGTAAGGCCCAGATAACGAGCGGTACATGGAAGTCTCAGGCTCCCCTTACTTCGATCCTGTTCAAGTCCGACGTTGGCGACATTCTGGACGAGTCCCGTTTTGACCTGTTCGGTGTGCTGCCAAGGATGGTGGCCTGATGGCTGTTGATCGAGGCTATTGCCACAACGTATTTGGAGGCTGATGCAGCGACGGTGGAGTTCGCCTCCATCCCACAAACCTATGAGCATCTGCAAATCCGTGTCAACGGTCGTGGTACTAGAGCCACAGACACCATGTATCACTACCTCCAGTTCGGAACAGGAGGCGGGGCGGTGGATACAGGAGCGAACTACGCTTTTCACGAAATGTACGCCTATTCCACCACGGCGGGAGCGACATCTGGGACGGGTGAAACGGGCATCAAACTTCACATGATGGCAGCCGCAAATCTGGACGCAGTGGTCTACGGAGCGCAGATCATCGACATCTTGGACTATGCCAACGCCAACAAGAACACGACCACTCTGACGCATGAAGGGGTCGCTTCCGATCCTAATATGTATTTCCTGTCTGGTCTTTGGGATGCGACTGGTGCGGTTGATCGGATCAAGTGGAGTTCACCTGTCGGTTCTTTCGTGCGAGGCACAGAGATTTCCCTCTACGGATTGAATAGTTCCTGATGGCTGCTTTCACTGTTATCGACCACACCGAACTCGGCGCAGCAGCATCGTCATGGGATGTGACCAGCATCCCATCGTCCTATGACCACCTGTTGGTGAAAGTCTCAGCCCGCTCGGATTCCTCTGACACATACGGCGGTGAAGTTCGCGTAACCCTCAACGGGGATACGGGCAGCAACTATTCAGGCACAATCCTCTGGGCTTACTCAGCATCCGTACAGTCCACACGGGCCAGTTCAGCGGCATATATGAACTACTCGTATGTGTCGGATGCGAGTCAGGCGGCGAACACTTTTGGGTCAGCAACCTATTGGATTCCGCACTACTCCAACACGGCGAACTTCAAGCAGATGATCTCTAGTTCCGCAGCAGAGGACACCTCCTCAACGGACCTTGACTGGATAGTTGCGGTGGAAGCAGGACTCTGGCAAGACACTTCGGCTGTGGATCAGATCACCTTGACCGCGGGAGCGGCCGACGATTTCGTTCAGTATTCAACATTCACGCTGTACGGCGTGACAGGCGCTTAGGAGGCGCAATCATGCCAAGACAAAAAGTAGTCAACGGGGTCT